TCGGCCGCCACACCCTCAATGTGGGCCAGATCGTCGAGATCGAGGCCATGGATTATTCCAGCGACGGCCTGCTGCGCGAGCCCAGGTTCAAGGGCGTGCGCCATGACAAGCTGGAACCCGATGCCTGACATATGGCTGTTACGGGATGCGCAAGGCGGCTGGGTCGAGGTATTCCATGAGGTGTCCGATCCGACCGCGCTCGCCCGCACCTTCGCCGCCATACCGCAAGACCGGCTGCCCGAAGGCTACCATGCTCCACTTGAATTAGTGCCATTCCCAAAGGATTAGATTGCAGGAAGCGATTGCCGCTGCCGTGGAGGCCGGGGTTTCCTATGCGGAGCCCCGGCTGACGCAGGTTCAGCTTGAAGAAGTCATGGCCGCTCATGGCCGCGCCCGCACCGAACGCATCATGGCGCGGAACGAGGAGGGCGGCCGGGCCAACAATAATCCCTATGCGCAGGCGATCTACCGCCGCTTCGTCCTGCCTCTGGCCGAGATTGTCCGGGAGGACATAGCCGCCAAGAAACCGGGCCGCCGCAAGGCGCACACCCTGCTGCTGGCCCCACTCGACCCGGAAGCGGTGGCCTTCCTCGCCGTGAGGAACACGCTCAACACCATGATGAATGGGGCGGGGACGCCCAAGGCCAGCGGCGTTTCCAATCGGGACGCCAGCGACCACGGCTCGTTTGCGGCAGCATCAGCCCGCGTCACGACCACGGCGGTCGGAAAGGCCGTTTATCACGAGCTGCTGCTCAGCTTGTTTGAACACGCCGCGCCCGACTTGTTCTACACCTTGGTCCACGATCTTGGCCGCCGCATGTCCAAGTCCGAGCGGCACCGCATGACGGTGTTCAAGATGCAGGCTCGCGAGGCCGGCATCGCCTTCCCCGAATGGGGAGCCGGCGGGGTCGAGCAGGTCGGGGCTTATCTGGTGGACCAGCTTGAGCAGCTCGGCATGTGCGAGACGATCACCAGCACGGTGCCGTCCGCCCGTTCCGCTCGGGTCCGCAACCGGATAGACGTGCGGCTGAGCGACGAGGTGCTGGCCCTGATCGGCCAGATCAAGGGGCACGTCATGGAGACGACGCCTTATTATCTGCCGTGCGTCGAACCGCCCAAGGACTGGACGGCCATCAACGACGGCGGCTTCCACACCGCCGCCATGCGCCGGATGCAGCCCTTCGCGGTGCGCTCCCACGGCTCATGGAGCCGGTTCGAGGAGGCGGACATGCGGGTGCCGCTGGCCGCGATCAACGCCCTCCAGCGTGTTGCCTGGGCGATCAACGGGCGGATGCTGGACGCGATCCGGGATGTCGCCCGGCATTTCGACATGGACGAAATCCTGTCGCAAGCCGAGTATCCCGCGCCGGAGCGGCCGTCATGGCTGTTCGGCGAGATGAAGTTCGACGATATGAGCCCGCCCCAGCAAGAGGAGTTCGTGCATTGGAAGCGCCAGAAGGCCGAGTGGTTCACACAGATGAAGCTACGTGGGACCAAGTACGGGCGTTTCTACACGGCAACGACTGTGGCGGAGAAGTTCCGCAGCTACCCGAGTATATACTTCGTGTACTTCGCCGATTTTCGTGGACGCCTGTATGCGCAAACCGCAGGTGTCTCGCCGCAAGGCTCGGACATGCAGAAGGCGCTCTTGCACTTCTCTACAGGCAAGCCCCTGAGCAGCCTGGACGCTGAGCGCTGGTTCTGCATCCACGGGGCCAACAAGTGGGGCTATGACAAGGCTTCGCTCGATGATCGGGTGAAATGGGTTCACGATCGCCGAGAGCAACTGCTGCGCTTCGCCGACGACCCGATCACATACAAGGACTGGACCGAGGCGGACAGCCCGCTGCAATTCCTCGCCTGGTGCTTAGAATATGCCGAATGGCAGCGCCGGCCGGAAACCTTTGTGAGCCGGCTGCCGATCGGCATGGACGGCTCGTGCAACGGGCTCCAGAACTTTAGCGCCATGCTGCGCGACGAGGTGGGCGGCAAGGCCACGAACCTCGTGCCGGCCGCGTTGCCGAACGACATCTACCAGATGGTGGCCGACATCACCGCCCTGCGCCTCCGCCAGACTGCGCCGGACGAGAAGGGCTTTCGCGACCGCTGGCTGGCGCACGGGATCAACCGCACCCTGGTCAAGCGCAGCGTGATGACCCTGCCCTACGGCTCGACCCGCTTTAGCTGCGCGGACTTCATCGTCGGCGATTATCTCAAGCTGGGCAAGGCCACCGAGTTCGCCAAGGAGGAATACGGCCCGGCCGCGCAGTTCCTCTCGCATTTCGTGTGGGACGCCATCGCCGAGGTGGTCGTCAAGGCGCGCGAAGCCATGGCCTGGCTGCAAAGCGCCGCCCGCCGCATCATCGGCGACGGCTCGGACGAGATCGTCTGGACCACGCCCAGCGGCTTCCCGGTGTTCCAGCAATATGCCGAGCAGGAGACGCACCGGATCAGGACCAACCTGTGCGGCAACGCCTTCCTGCGCATCTCGCTGGACGCGGACGGCCCCGACCGGAACCGGCACCGCAACGGCGTCGCCCCGAACTTCATCCACAGCTACGACGCCAGCCATCTCGCGCTGGTGACGGTCGCGGCGGCGGGTGAGGGGCTGGACCTCGCCATGATCCACGACGACTACGGTACGCACGCGGCGGACGCCGCCCGGCTGTACCGGATCATCCGCGAGACGTTCGTGGCGATGTACGAGGGCTGCGACCCGCTCGGCGAGTTCGCCGAGCGTTATGGGCTGCCGGCCCCGCCGGGCAAAGGCACCCTGAACCTCCACGCCGTGCTGGACAGCCCTTATTTCTTTTCGTGACATTCGGGCGAGGCTGGAATTGATACCATCTCGCACAAGGAGCCGCATCTATTGGCGATTGAGAATAGCGTGGTCGCGCACCGATTAACTCGGGCCGCGTTCGACCAGCTCAGAAAGAAGCTGCTCATGCCGTTCGTATCGGACAAGACCACGGACCTGCAAGCAGGCTTCATGCTGGGTATCCAGCATACCCTGACCATCCTTGAACAAGAATACGTCGTCGGCTCATAAAGTCGGCCCGCATGACCTCAACCGCATCCGATCCACTCTGGAAGCAATGGTTACACGGCTTCGCCGCTCAAGGCGCAAGGCCATGTATAACCTCATGGACGTGGATACGGCGGTAGAGGCCATCTACAATTTCGATCATGCCTATATCGTGGCCGACACCTACCTTGTCGTCTATGACATTTCAGCGCCGTGGTTCGCCAAGCCGCAAGATACCGTGCTCGGCGAGCTGCTGGTGCTCAGGCTTGCAGCTAGTGGGGACACCGGCTTTTCAGTTGTGCCCGCCTTTCTTGAGGCCAGGGCACGGGAGGCCGGCTGCCGGCTCGCCGTGGTAGGAACGGCGCTCGCCAAGGCTGATGCCGCGCTGGCCTCCCTCTATCAACGCCACGGCTTCAAGGCCGAGGCCATAACCTTAGTCAAGGAGCCTTGATGGGCTTTATCTTTCACCCCAACCGGGCCGCCAAGGAGCAGGCCCGCGCAACCCGAAAGGCGGCCGCATTGCAGGCGCAGAGCGACGGTTATGCGGCGCAGGCCGCGCAGCAGGCGCAGGAAGCGCAGATGGCGCGCGAGAACGCCACCACGACCGCCAAGGATATGCTGTCCGCCCCCATGCAGACGGTGGACGTGAACCTCGCCCCCGACACGCCCGACGCCGAGATTGATCCGGTCACGGGCCGCAGGCGCACGGCGCGCTCCAGCTTCATGTTCAGCAACGACGCCGGATCGGGCATCAAGCTCTAACCCGGATGGCCATCGCTCAGAACGCGGCGGCCAGATACAAGCAGCTCGACGGACTGAGGCAGAGCTTCCTCCGCCGCTGTGAGACTTACGCCTTCTACACGCTGCCCAAGCTGTGCCCGCCCAACGGTTACGATCAGGAAACCGTCGAGCTGAACCACGACTTCCAGGCGGTGGGGGCGCAGGCCGTCAATCATCTGGCCAACAAGATCATGCTCGCGCTGTTCGCGCCGGGCAATCCCTTCTTCCGGGCGGACCCGGACCCACAGCTCCTCCGGCAGATCGCGCAGCTCGGCATGGCCGAACAGGAATTGCAGCAGGCGCTCGCGCAGGGCGAGAAGCAGGCCGTGGCCGAGCTGGATCGCATGGCGCTCCGGCCCAAACTCTACGAGGCCGTCAAGCAGCTCATCGTCACCGGCAACGCCCTGCTCTGTCTGGAGCAGGACAGCGCCCGCGTCATCGGCATCAAGCACTATGTCGTGCGCCGCTCGATGTCCGGGCAGATCGTCGAGATCATTATCGAGGATTGCGTCCTGTTCGACGAGCTGGACCCCGACGTACAGGCGCATGTCGCCCGCTACACCCATTACCAGCCCGACCGTGAAGTGACGCTCTACCGCTGGATCAACCGGCTGCCGACCGGCGAATACGCCATGACGCAATGGGTGGACCAGTATCAGCTTCCCAAACAGTTCAACGGCAAATGGCCCGAGCAGCATCTCCCCTACCGGGCGATGACCTGGGACTTGTCCGACGATGCTCATTACGGCACCGGGCTGGTCGAGGATTACAAGGGCGACTTCGCCGGCCTCTCCGCGCTGACCAAGGCGCAGGTGCAGGGCGCGATCCTCGCCTCCGAGTTCCGCTGGCTGGCCAACCCGGCCGGCATGACCAAGCCCGAGGATTTCCAGAACAGCGCCAACGGCTCTGTGCTGCCCGGCAACGAGGGCGACCTCGTTCTCGTCCAGTCCGGCAAGTCCAGCGACCTCCAGGTCACGATGGCCATGGCCGCCGAGTATATCAAGCGGATCGGCCAGGGCTTCCTGCTCAGCATGGCCGTCACCCGCGATGCGGAGCGCGTCACCGCCGAAGAGATCAGGATGCAGGCCAATGAGCTGGAGACGAGCCTGGGCGGAGCCTATTCCCGCCTCGCCGTCGATTTCCAGCTCCCCATGGCCTACTGGCTGCTCGACAGGGTGGGCATGTCCATACGGGGCAAGGCGGTCACGCCGCGCATCGTCACCGGCATGGAGGCGCTCTCCCGCAACGGCGACCTCGACGACCTCAAACAGTGGCTCAACGACGCCGCCGCCGTGGCGGACATCGCCAACAGCCTCCCGGTCCTCAATCTCGGCCCGCTGCTGACGGCGCTGGCGCTGCCGCGCCGCGTGGACGTTTCGGCGTTCCTCAAGAGCCCCGAGCAGATGCAGGCCGAGCAGCAGCAGGCGGTTGACCAGCAGAACCAGCAGGCGGCCACTGAGGCCGGTATTCAGGCCGGCGCTGACGCCGCCGCCAACAGCACCAAAGGAAAGTAACGATGTCGGACGCCGTTCCCGGCTCGCCCGAAACCCCTCCCGCCGCCCCTACCGCACCGGCAGCTCCGGCGGCACCAGCCGTTCCTCCGGCTGCTCCAGAAGTCCCTCCGGCCCCGCCTGCGGCCCCCGCCGCACCGGCAGCTCCGCCCGCCCCCGCGCCTCTCCCCGAGGCTACGCCGGGCGCGGACGGCTCCGTTACCTACGAAGCGACAGGCGATCCCGCGCTGGACGTGGCGCTGGGCTTCATGGGCAATCTCGGCATCGGGCTGGAGCACCCGGCCATCGCCGCCGCCACCCATGGCGACTTTTCGATCCTCAAGGCCACGCTGGCCGCGATGGGCGACAAGGCGCAGGGCTGGGAGCAGATGGTCGCGCTCGGCGAGGACGCCTTCAAGCGCGCCGCCGAGAAGGCCACCCAGCAGGCCAGTGCGGTTCAGGCCGCCGTTCATGCGGTCGCCGGAGGCGAGGCCCAGTGGGCCTCCGCCCAGCAATGGGCCGCCGAGAACGCCACGCCCGAAGAGAAGGCCGAGCTGAACAAGCTGTTCGACAGCGGCGTCATGGGCGCTCGCGCGGCGGCCAAGCTCATCACCGATCTTTACAACGCCGCCTCCGGCACGGTCGTCAACCCGCTCGCCGCCACGCGGCCGGGCGCTACCGTCGCCCCCTCTACCGCGAACC